TGATGTAGTTCCTCCAACTGCTGAAGAACAAAAATCTTCAGATGGTGCTGCTAAATCTGCAACCTCTGTCCAAGCTGTTCCATCCCATGCTTCAGTTTTATTTGTTTCTGGTGGAGTTCCAGTTCCTCCAAAAACTAAAACAGATGTATTAGTATCTCCTGTTCCTCCCAATCCGTTTCGACCTGTATTTAATTCACTTGATTCTGACCAACTTGTTCCGTCCCATAACTCATTAACAGTTAAATTATTACCTGGAGGAGTATTATTGTGACCTGCTGCATAAAGACTTGAAGTTAAAATTCCTGCTCCTGCTCCGTTATAACGAGCAGTATTTAAATTGTTTACTTCCGTCCAACTTGTTCCATTATATGATTCTGTGTTTGTAGTAACAGCAGGATTAGGATTTACTCTACCACCAAATGCTAAAGCAGCTGTAGTAGTGCCTGAAGAACCAGGATTATATCCTCTAGCTGTATTTAAATCATTAACTTCTGTCC